TCAACATCAGCACCAAATACAACATTATCAGTAGCTGCATCACCCATAGTAATTGTACCACCGTTAAAAGTTGTAGTACCTGTAACTGTTAAATTACCACCTACTGCAACATTACCAGTTGTAGTAATTGTATCTGTATATGTATCTTTAAATCTTAAACTTGTTGTACCTAAGTCTATATCACTATCTGTAACAGGTACTATAGCTCCATCAGCTATATACAGTTGTTGTACAGAAGAACTAGATACTTCAATCCAAAACTCTATGTGGTCATTGGTACTATCTATTAAAACTTTGTTAAGTGGTGTAACTACACCTGCATCACCAATTAAACCTATAACTGGTCCTTCGTTTGCAGTGCCATCATGTTTATGACCACCTGTATTACTAAAAGCATTTAAAAGTTGGTTGTACTCATTATTAAATAATGCAGCAGTGATTGTATCTCCGTCTGCGAATGTACTTTGTCTTGTATAACCTGCCATTGTTTTTATCTCCTACCTGATGGAATGTAATCTATGTATAGTCCGTTTATTGTGTATGGTGCATTTGTATCGTTTGTTAAGATTCTAAAGCTATTAGAGTAACCACTACCCTGTAATGCTAACCTAACTAAAGGCTGTTCAGATGCTCCAAACTTTGCAGTGCCTAATAAAGCTGTACCAAAAATAGCTGGAGCCGGTACACTGTCTAATAAATAATCTTCTGGTTGTGGTGTTTCGTTACTATCATAATCAAATCTAACTCTTACTGAAGGCTGTACTTCATTTTCTGGACCTATAGATAGTTTAACGTAGTGTAAAGTTTTTAAAGTTCCGAAGTCTCCATAATCATAGTCTGGTGTTTGATATCTTGCATCTATTGCAGCACCATCAAAGTTATCACCTGAGTTATGTAAATAAACATAACCGTCTGTATCTCCATGATAATATTGCTCAATACCATTAGTATCAAATCCAGAACCTATAGCTGTAACTTCCATACCTAGCATTTCAGACCATTCAAAACCATTTGGTCTTAGTGTACCTATTATACCTCTTTGTGAAGCATTTGTCAAGTCTGTATCAGTATAAAATAATCTATATTGTGATTTTTCTCTCAATACTACACTACTTATTATGTATTCATTGACTTTTTGTGCTAGTTCTGTTATAATAGGCTGTATTGATTTACTAACTGTACCTAACTCAACGTCACCAATTCTTGATGTACCAGCAACTGTTCTTAGTCCATCAGGTGCTAAAAATATTAAATCACCACCAATCTCTTGAATACTATAGCCACTTAAACATCCTACACTTTCAGCAACAGGTATAACTGCTACTGTACTTGAGTTATTAATGTTTATAAGTTTATGAATACTATTTTCACAAAATATAAATAAATCTGTACGGAAACCTTTAATACCTACTATCTTATCTGATATAGTTACTGCACCTGCACCAGTACCACTAAAAGATGTAGGGTCATTATTAACACTATAGTAAACTGTATTTTCATTATCAGTTACACCAGCAGCTATTAAATGATGGTCATGGGCTGTAATAAACTGTACGCCTTTAGTACCTGTAACTGTTATTTCTTCTGTAAAGTATGTTCTTGTACTTAAAGCTCCTGTACCTTCCATTCTAAAACTAAAAGGCTCATTAACTCCATCAGCTATAATAATACTTCCATAGTCTTGTCCAGCACCTTCAAACATTGCAAACTGACATTGACCTTGTCCAGTTCTTGCTGCAATACTTTTACCTGTAAAGGTTGAATAGTTATCTCCACCACCTGCAGATAATCTATTTATTGTTAGCCAAGTAATACCGTCTTGTGTAAAGTATATGTTAGTACCTGCAGTAACTACAACACCATCTGCATAAGGTTGAGTACCTAATATAGTTGTTGTGCTACCTGTAGGTTGAACAGCACTTCCTGCACCAAACTTACTAAAACCATTAATACGTCTGTATCCACCTTCAATAGATACTTCAAAATTTTGTAAAACTGTAGCAACTCCGGGTGTACGCAACAAGTCTATAGAGTTAGCTGATGTTACTAAGCCACCTGCACATGCTACGGTAAAAGGTTGTGAACGTGCCATATATTTTAAAAGTAAGTTCTATCGTCTGTCATATATTTTGGAGCTGGATTCATTAGGTTTGACTTCATATACTTCATACCTTTTTTATAATCATCCAATGCGAAAGCTGCTTGTTGTGGACTTTCTTTAAACTGCCAAATGTAATAACGACTTCTAGCTGTTATTATATTACTGTACTGCTCTGGTAAAGTGATTGTATCATCATAAGCTGATAATGCAGTCGGTCTTACGAAAGCATAAAAGTGTATATTATAAACCTTATCAGGTATTGGACTTAATCCAAACTTTCTACTATCTGGAGACTTAATAACAAATCTAGGTTCTCCATGGTTTTGAGTATCTGCATCATCTGCATTCTCACTATCTCTGTAGTATCTTGTCCAGTCTGTATTCGTAAGAAACTTTAAACCTTTAGAGACATAAGGTGTTGTTTCTCCACTTACGTTGATTGTTGTAACATAAAAGTCATCCCAATCTATTGAAGCATAGTCTGTAGTAATACTAGAACTACCAGACTTAAGTGTGTACCATCTTTGTCCTGCAACTGTAGCAACTGTTACGTTACCATAAAAAGGGTCAGTGCTTCCACTAACTCCTGCAGAAAAGAAAGGTAATTGTGGTTCTTCGTTGGCTATATCAAATATAGATTTATTGATACTATCTTTAACAAACTTCTGAATACCTGTAGCGTTTGTAAAGTTTGCAGATGTTAAAGGAACTTCATTGAGTTCTCTTAATACTTCGTTAGTTATGTCAAGATATGTTGTAGCCATTATTTTTTATGAACCTTTTGAATTGGAAAGTTTGCTTCTAAACTTGCACCTTTATGTTTTACAAACTTACCTGTGTGTTTCATTAATTTAAACGTACCATTTTTTTGTTTCATCCAATGGTGTCCTTTTGGTGCTTTAACTTTCATAATTATTTAGGCATACATTTTGGCATTTCGCCATGACCATAAGAAGGTTGAGCTGAACCGCCTTTAGCATATTTCATTCTACCACCATGCATTTTTTTATCTCTAGGCTTCATGTTATACATTCCACCACCCATCATCTTTTCTCTTTTTTCTTTTCCGTATTTCATTTTATCTCCTTTAATTTAAAAAGTGGAGGGTCAATTAAGACCCCCCGAGTGACAATTAGTCAATTACATAGAATGCACTTACTAAAGCATCATCTCTAAGTACTTTCGCACCATAGACATGTAAGCCTCTTACTATATCACCAAATGATGATGGGTCTCTCAACACTTCAGTTGAAAGAATAGTATTAGCAGTAGCAGTTGATGAAATGTGACCAGCCATACATTTACCAGTAGCATTAGATGTAGCAGCAACATTGTTAGATTTGTACATGTCAAATCCTCTTAGTTTACCACTTGATACTAAACCGTTTCTGATAGAGCCTTGTCCAGCGTTAAAGTCAACAGACATTAACTTAGAGTCAGCTTTAGCTAATTCTTCATAGAATGAAGGAGGAGCTACGAACCATCTACCTTCTTCAGGTACATTCTGTTCGTCTAATAGTTTAGCAAATCTTGCCATAAGGTCAATTGCATCTACACCAGTTCCGTCTGAACCTAATAGGTCTACAGAGTTAGTTGCGTGTCCTAATGTTGCGTCAGCAGTTGCACTGTCTGAACCGATAATGTGGTCAGGTGATGAAGCTGAACATCCAGCAAACATAGTTGCTAGAACAGCAGCATCATATGCATCTTTAAGAGCATACGCAGCAGATGAAGAAGCTACTTCTTTGAAGTTGACATGTGACATTTTAGTTTCAATATCATCTACGATGAATTTGAAAGCTTTAGCACTATCAACAACAAGAGTTGTTTCAGCATCAGTTAGTTTAGTTGCAGTTGTGTCAGAACCTCTTGTATAGTCAGATACAGAGATTACTGGTTCACCAATGATTTTTACAGAGTCTCCGTAAGCAGATATCTCACCGGCATAGTCGGTGTTAGTAATAGCTTCAACTACACTTGCCTTTCTGAAAAAGTTAAGAACTTTCTTAGAGTATATGGAAGGTAGGAAGAAACTATTAGTTTGTCCACTAACGGAGTTTGCAAAGTTTGCATTAGTATCAGTTGAGGGTTCAAAATATTGAGCCATGATATATTCCTTTAGTTATAATAGTTATTTTACGATTCTGCCTTCTTGCATTGCATCTGATATCTCTTTTTCAAATTTATCAAATTCAGCAACACTCATTGCAGAAATCTCCTTTTCAGACCAAACCTTTTGTTGATTAGGTTCTATACTTTTTGTTTTAGTAGAGACCATATCAGCAGCAGATTTTCTAGTCTGTTTAGAAGATGACTCAGTCTTAGTAGGTTCAATTCCA